AGCACTACCATTAGTCGCAAATTTAACAATGAAAGTAGCTGTAACCCAGTGTCCAACTCGTTGGTATTTTCCTTCTATCTCAGCTCCAGAATACCAACCTACAGTAGGTTGAGTTGGTGTCCATGTGCCCTCTTCAAAATGATCTAAAAGCTCACCATTTACAGTAACATCTGTAGCAGAAGAAGCAGTCTGATTACTAAAGTCAATACCTTTACCAGCAGTTCCTATTATTAAATTGCCAGTATTAACAGTTACATCTCCTCCTACTCCAACTTGAAGTCTTGTAGGATTTCCTGAACCAGTTGTTAATAATAAATCTTGAGCATTTGTTCCTCCAGATTTTATATTTGGTGAATCACCTGAAGATGCAAGAAAAGCAAATGGAAAACCACTTTTTACATATAATGCATAATTATTTAGATAAATTCTACTTAAATTACCAGTTCTTAAATCTATTTGATTATCAGTAAAAGTTATCTTTGTATCGTCATCACCTATATGAAATAAATCTGTACTTATACCAACTGCACCAGTAACTGTTAAAATGCTTCCATCAAAAGTAAGATTTGATTGCCAACTTAAATTTCCTGAACCATCTATCTTTAAAAGTTGATTAGCACCTCCGTTATTTGTTGGAAGAGTTAAAGTATTATCTCCAGCAGATGCAGGAGCTTTTAGCTCTATATAACCAGATGTAGCTCCTCGAAGTCTAAGTGCCATAATATCAATCCCTTAAATACATTTTATTCGTAGTACATTTAGATATTTAAGCTGCTGCTAAGTAAGTAAATGTAGCTCTAACTTGTTTTCCTGCTATATGTGCTCTTGTTTGAGCATGTCCTCCTGTTGGATAATAAAAAGTAATTCTTGTTGAACCTCCAAAAATAACATGTTCTGTATTTGCATTTCGACTTAAAGATGAACTTGTACCTATCCAATCTAAAGTTATATATGTGGCAGCAGATCTAGAGGTAAATGGTAATCCATCAATCCAAGCAGTTTGAGCTGTATCTGATGGAGCTGCACTAAAGGCAATAGCAAATGAAATCTGAACTACTTTTCCTATTTTTACATAATCTGCTGAATAAGTGGTGACACTATTCATGTTTGAGTTAGCAGGAGTCCAAGTTCCTTCTTCATAATCATCCAAAATTTCAGTGGTTTTACCTGCTGCATCACTAGTTGCACTAAAGTCAATACCGTGACCGCTTGCTACTTTTAGATTTCCGTCAGTAATTGTTACATTAGCTCCAGTACCATCACCAACAATCTCTAGTGCTTGAACAAGATTTGATCCTTGAGTACCATCTGCAGGATGAACATAAATTTTAAATTTAGCTCCATATCCTGATCCTGAATTTTCTGATGATATTTTGGCATATTGCCATTCAGCATTACTGTAATAGCCATTCAATAAAAGAGCAGGTCCATCACCTGTTGTCGTTGTATTAGGATGTTTAAGTTCTAATAAATTATGATGTCCACGGGCAGCACTACCAGAACCATGGTCATGTGTTTGTATCTGTACTTTAGATGATGGAGTTGTTGTACCGATACCTAACTTTCCATCTGATGTGACACGAAGTCTTTCTGCACTAGCAGTTATATCTTTAAATTCAAATTGTCCATTGTTATCACTTATATTTGTACCAATTTTATATCTTTTTGCTGAACCACCATGATCATTAAAATCAATAGATGATTCAGTATCACTATCAATTTGAATTGTAGTTGGTGTTCCATTACTATCTAAATGAAGTGTTGTAGCAGGACTTGTTGTACCAATACCTACATTTCCTCCATTTAAATAAGAAATTCCACTAGATCTAAAGAATGTATTTAAAACTCCAGCATTTGTTCTAACTCCCATTGATCCATTACCCGTTGAATCTTGAGAAAAACCTCCCAGTTTATTTCCATTATCGTTATAACAATCAAGAACATTATAATTTGAATCGTCACTATTTTTTATACAAAACTGTGCATCGGCTGATGGAGCCATATTGATGCCGATTTGACCATTTGATTTAATGCGAAGTCTTTCTGTAACTGAACCACCAGAAGGTTTTGTTCTAAATACTATATCTTTTGCTTGTAATTGATGATCAAAATAAAAATCACCACCACTTAATTGAGCAAGTTGAAAACCAGCATCTTCACCTTGTCCAGTTGTTGCATTTGATAATTGTAGTGAACAAGTTCCAGCATTTGGATTATGAATCTTTACTTGTCTTCCACCAGTTCCAACAACATATAATTGTGGAGCAGTGCCACCACCACTATATGCAGCACTATGTATAGAAAGATTACCATTTGAATCAACACGAAGTCTTTCACTACCACCTGTACTGAAACCTAATATATCTGTACCAAAAAAATAACCAGTATTGGTATCAGTTCCTTGTAATGCTGGTGTTCCCGCACTACCTGCGATACCTGAAATTCCTGTTGATCCGTTAAGTGTGAGTGCCATAGTATCTCCTAAACAATTACCCAAGTAGCCCCAGCTGGGACAGTGATTGTTGCTGATGCTGCAATATCTACTGGACCTGCAGACATCGCATTAAAATTTGTAGTCAATGTGTAAGAAGTAGTTATATCTTGATTTGTTTCTACAAAAACTTGATCTGCTCCACCACCAGTTGCTCCACCTCCTAATGCACCCCAAGCAGCTCCATAACCTTCAAATTGAGAAGTTGTGCTGTTATATCTTATATATCCAGCTGTATTAGAAGGTCGTTGTGCTGTTGTACCAGCAGGAACTTTAACTCCTCCAGTACCAGTAGATTTAATATCAGCAGGGAAAGTAAAATCTCCTGTGTTTGCAATACTAGCTGGTATAACAGTCCCATCACTAGGCTGACCAATAGCTTGCATATCGCCAAAGACGACACAGAAGAATGTTGTATTAGCAACAGGTGGAGTTGTAAAAGTAATTTGTGAACCAGAGATTGTGAAATCTGTTTTTGGTTCTTGTATTACACCACCTAACGACAATAATAAATTTTGCTCTGTACCTGGAATAACTGCTTGACTACCAGCAGTTAAATTAAATGCAGTAGTATTTCCATTAAAACCAGTATTAATCTGATCTAACTTGGTATATCTACCAACAACAGGTCTTTGTCCAATGTAAGACAAGCTTCCATACCATTAACTCTTAACTATTCTAAATTGACTAACTCTAGCGAGAATATTTAAACAACTTCAGTTACTGTTGCTGCTTCTGGATTTTCTTCTGCTTTCATTTCATTTAGTAGTTCAAGTTGCTTTTGAAGACCAAATGCTTTTTCTTTTTCGGTATTAACAATTTCTAATGCCTGATTATGTTTTTCAACAGCAACTTTTAACTCTTCAGTTAATTTAGTAATTCTGTCATCTACTGATTGACAAGCCATGATTCTCTAAAAACTATTTTAATTATATATCAAATCCTACCAAGGGACACCAGTTTTAGAGGTCGGTGTTTTCGACTCAGTGATTTGTGCAGCAATTCCTGTTTCTATGGAAGTAACTTGATCAGAACCAAGAGCAGCTTTTGCCCAAGCAACTGCATTGTCTTTAGTAACTGAAGCATATGCTGTAAAATCACTAGCATCAGCAGCACCTAGTCCAACGGAACCATAAGAAGAACCGTGATGAGTAACAGCGGAATCACCAGAGCCTACAGTTTCTGAATCTTGAGCAGTCCAATGTACAGTTTTAATCACATCAGCAAGAGAACCTTCTGTAGGAGCACGATCTAAGGCAACTACATTCCAAACAACAGCCATCTTATTTAATCAATATTATGTTTATTTTAAGAGTAATAAATTTTATACCGTACCTGTTGGGTAATATCCTCCAATTCTAAATGTAGCTGATGCTGCAAGATTAGCAGCAGTTACATGGATATGACCACCAGACCAAACTCCTGAATCATCAGGGTGATAAATGTGACATGCAGTTGAATTACCTGAACTTTGATAACCCCAAGGTCTTCCATTTACATTAACCCAGCCGTCATGATAATAAAACTCACAATAATTACGTGTATTAGCATGAGTTGAACTTGTATAAGGCATACCTGATATTCTCATATTTCCACTAGCTGTACCTTTACTAACACCAACTAAAGCATTCCAATAAACCCAATTTCCAATTTTTCTATATGTTCCTTTTGTTTCAGTTTGGCTTCTATTTCCATTATTATCAAACTCTATTCCAGGAGTAAAAACACCTTCTTCATAATCGTTAAATGTTTCGTCTACAGAACTTGTACCAGATCCATTAGCAGTAGCACCAAAATTAAGACCATAACCATCATCAAAAGCTAAGTTTCCTGTTAATATTTTTACTCCATTATTTGTTCCTGCTGCAAATTCCATTTTATAATCATCACCATTTGCTGCAGCATTTTTAGTTGCAATAACAATTCGATCACTATCACCTGTCCATAAAAAACGTCCACATGGAACAGATCCATTTTGATCATAAAATTGAAATCCGAAATTAGCATCAGCACTACCATTTATAGTGATACCACCAGATGTTGCGGTATTAGTTCCAATAACTACTGTGTCATGAGCAGTACCAGGAATATCTAATGGATCTCCACTTGTCTTGATTCCTATTCTTCCTGAAGGTGTGATTCTAAGATGTTCCACCATACTGCCACCAGCTGCGGCAGTCCATAAACCTATACGACCATCATCTTTATTAGTTGTATCATCTCCACTTTCAAGGGTTATTTGAGCAACTGTTGTATTATTCCAGCTACCTACAATATTTAATAAATAAGTATCTGCAGCAGTTCTATTTGAATTACCATTAATTGTTGAATAATTATTATCAGTACTTTTTAATGTAAGTCCTGTACCAACAATACCTGTTGTATTTATATGTAAATGATCAACTGGAGCACTACCTTCTCCTGTATTTATACCAACATAACCATTTGTATCAATACGCATTCTTTCAGTAGTTGAACCTGCTGATGCTGTTCTAAAGGTAATTCTTCCGTCATCTTTATTAGTAGTATCTGCACCAGTTTCTAAAACAATTTGAGCAACACTTGTTCCATTCCATCGACCATCAAGATGTAATAAGTAATTATCTGCAGCAGTTCTATTTGCATCAGCTGTAATTCTTGGATAATAATCATCAGTAGCTTTTAATAATAAACCAACACCTGAAGTTCCTGAAGTATCAATATGCAATCTATCACTAGGATCTATACTTGTTCCGATAGCAACTTTTCCGTTATAGGCAATACGCATACTTTCCGTACCGCCTGTTGCAAATCTAATAAGACCACTAGCTACATTTCCAGCTTGTAGAGATAAACGACCACCAAAATTAGATTCTTCATTACCATATAAAACTGCAGTTGCTCCTCTACTTTGTGATACAGCACCACCACCAGTAATAGCAATATATTTATTATCGCTACCATCAGCTGTATCTATACCAAGAAATGAAGCAGTGGTATTAAAAAAAAGATTTCCAGCATCAAGACTAACAGTTTTAGTTGAAGCTGTACGTAATACTAATTTACCAACAAGATTAACTAGATGGAAATCATTATGATCTCCATGTCCTGCTCCATAACTTATTAAATAATGATTACCACTTGCAATGTCCGTTCCTCTAACATCTAATTTTCCATAATTAGAAGCAAAAGTTGAAGTTACAAAAGCATTACTACCATCAGTAATTGATTGACTTCCAGTTACAGATAATGTTGATCCATCAAAAGTAAGGTTTGGTTCACCTTGAATTGCATTGGCACCTGTAACTGTAGTAATCGTATTATTTGTACTTCCTGATAATGCAGTTCCTGAAGCATCAGCACTCCACTGTAAATTTCCACTTCCATCTACACTTAAGACTTGACCATTAGAACCAACATTTGAAGGACTAAGCTTTGTCGCAGTGACTGCTCTATTAGTTATATTTCCAGTATCAATACTGAAATCAGAAGTAATGTTACCTATATATGGCATGATCAGATAGTGGTATCTTGTGGGTTAAGCATGTAAGAAACAGTTATATCTATTGCACTTGCAGTTCCTGCGTAAGCTTTAATCCAATCACCTGGTTCAATAATAATTTTATTTCCCGTCATAAATTCTAAAGAAGATTTATTCGGGACATTTCCAGAAGTAATTAAAGAACTTATAACTTGGTTTCCAGTACCACCTGCTTTAATCAAATTAACTGTGACATCTGCTGAGTTAGCTGTTTTATTTGATGCCAGAATACTTAATATGACTCCGTAAGTTGTAGCAGGAACTCCACTTGAGTTTGTTGACCCAGTTATAACTGTCGTTGGTGAGCCAGAATTATTTGAAATACTTGCTCGGCAAACCGATTGAAAACGAGCCATTTATTTGTAAAACCTTAGCACTAATGATTTAATTATAAGTTCACTTATCCGAGAGCTATAGCAAAGACAATTGAAGTATCTGTTGCATAAGTTTGAGTTGCAACTGTATCTCCACTCATTTTGATTGTTGTACCAGTAATTAATGTTGAGCCTGTGATATTAGTTGCTGTCAAATTTGTAAATTGACCAGTAGTACCTGTTACTGTTGTACCTGAAACTTTGGTGGTACCTACAACTGTAGCTCCCGTAATTAGGGGTGATAAAACTTTTGTACTACCAGTGATTATTAAACCGCTAATTTTTGTACCTTTACCTTCTATTTCTCCAGTAACTGTTAATTTATCTGCAATAATCAAATCATCAGAAACATTTAAATCATCTGCATTAACTGTAATAAAGTTAGCAGTTGTTCCTGTAACTGTTACTCCACTAATAGTTCCTTCAACTTCTAAATCACCACTAACAGTAACGTCATCAGCAACTATAAAATCATCTTCAACAGTGAAATCTTGAGCAGTAACGTTAGTAAATTGACCTGTATTACCTGTAACGACTAATCCTGAAACTTTAGTGGTACCTACAATCGTTGCTCCAGTAATTAATGGAGATAATATTTTGGTACTACCTGTAATGATTGTACCTGTAATATTAGTAGCTGTTAAATCTGTAAATTTACCTGTATTACCACTAACTGTTAATCCAGAAACAAGGGTGGTACCTACAACTGTTCCTCCAGTGATAACTGTTCCTCGAACAGCATCACCACTAACAACTGCACCAGATGCAAGTGTAGTAAAGACACCTGTTGCACCAGTAACTGAAGTAAATGCACCACTAGCACCTGTGACTGTGACACCAGAAACTTTAGTTGTACCTTGAATAATTGTTCCAGTAATATTGGTAACTGTTGCATTTGTTCCATGTATGGCTGTCCCTGTTAAGGAAGTAAACATACCAGTAACACCAGTAACATTGGTAAAACGTCCAGCATCACCAGTAATCACTGCACCAGAAGCAGTCTGAGTGAATGTAGCCGTTACTCCCGTTAACGTTCCATATCGTCCAACTGCTCCAGAAACAACTGCTCCAGAAACTAAAGTTGTACCAGTAACATTAACAGCAGTTGCATTTGTAAATAAAGCATCAGTACCAGTAACTGTTGTACCTGAGACTTTAGTTGTACCAACAACTGTTGCACCTGTAATTAAAGGAGAAAGTATCTTAACTCCACCAGTTATTGTTGCTCCAGATATAGTTCCACTTGTTTCTACATTTTGAATTTTTCCTGTACCAGAAACAACTAATCCTGTTTGTACAGTTAAGTTTCCAACTTCAAGTGCAGGAGTATCTAGTTCAGCAAAGACACCTGTTGTTGCTTTAACAGTTATACCAGTAACGGTTGTACCACTAATAGTTCCACCAGTAATTGAAGTAAATTGTGCAGAAGTACCAGTAGTTGTTACACCTGTCAGTCTTGTATAAGTACCAGTTGAAAATGTTGATGTTGTACCAGAAATATTGACACCGCTAATTAATTGACCAGTAATATTGGTTGCTTTTATAAAATTACCAGTAATTGTTGCTCCACTAACTGTTCCTGTAACTGTTGCATTTGTTTTAACAATTAATGCATTAACAGTAGAAGTTCCTGTCGTATCTAAACTATCTAATGTTGTAGTACCAGAAACTGTTAAATTGTCTTGGACAACAACACTTCCACTAATTGTACCTCCTGTTCTTGGGAGATAATAGACATTTAAATATGCTTTTGTTCCCGATATTGTAAGTTTTTTATTTTTGATTGCTGGGTCAACTTCTGCAACATGGACTACCGTTAATAGATCATCTTCATCTAACTGAAGCCCAGCTTGTTCTTGAAGCTCACTAATCCTTCGGTTTGCCACTTCTTATCTACATAAAAGCCTTATACTAATTATAGATTGCTAATCTTACGCTACTAATTTACTTTGATTTCTATTCTTGGTAATACATTAGTAGCAAAGTTCCAACCAATTTGTATTCCAAATACTAATCCACAAGAAATAACAAAAACAGCAATAACTTCAGCTACTGTAAGGTTTCTTCTTACATAAACTATTTGTTGAGGTTGTTCTATTTGTCTTTGACCTACAACTTGTTGTATGGCTTGTTGTCTAGCCATTTCTTTCATTTGTTGTAATTGTTCAACTGTGATTTTAGGTTGAGGTTGTTCTTGATTAGAAGGTAGTTGTGAATCCATTTGGGCAAAACATTCATGATTACACTAGCATCTAATAAAAGGAATTGCTTATTATGAAGTATGGAATTCGTAAAGGTTTGGAAGATATTGCATGGGAATTAAAAGGAATAAGAAATACTTTATCGGCTATTTGGCATACTCGTTATCAAAATGAAGATACAGATGTTTTAAATCCATCAGCATTTACAGATGAATATATTTCAACTGAAGAATGTGCAAAACGACTTGGTATTTCTGATCAAACAATTAGAAATTGGATGGCACTTGGACGTAAAAGTCCTGATAAAGGATGGATTGAAGGAATTCATTATGTTAATGCTTCTCCAAATTTCACAAAAAAAGCAATTATTAGAATCCCGTGGAATCAATTAGTACAATCATTTGCAAAGAATCGCAAGATGGAGAATCAAGATTATCGAAAAAAAGGATCTCCCATGTACAAATCTACCAGCATAGGCAAACTGGAGTGACAGCTCATAGATTTAAAAATATAGATATTTCTGAAATTACTATTAGAAATTATAGTAAATTGTTACCTGTTTCTTTGATAAAACAAGTAGAAATATTTCTTCCTCCTAATGGTTCTTTTGATACTGCTTGTCTTCGTAGATATTTAGAAAATATTAAAAATTATGAGGAAGAAGATGCAAATTCAAATATGACATTAGCTAATCGTTTACGAATAGCTTTTAAAGATATGACACCTGATACTATTTGTGGAAAATTTCCTCAAGCTGAATTGCCTTTAAAAAGAAGACTTAGATGTGTGGCTGAATATTTGATACGTTCTGGAGAATTCGATAAAGTAAGAGATGAAGAAGGAAAACTCGTTAAAAAACGAGGTGTCTTAGGAAAGATGGTTGTTTTATACCAACCTATGCCTAAGCTTTTAGAATCACTATCACGACAGGGGTTATTAGAAAAATGAACAGAAGAGAACGTCTATTAGCATCTATTATTGGTCCAGAAATGGATGAAACCAAAGTCAAGATGTTAGATACCACGATTAAATTTATTCTTGGTGATATGGGTCAACAATATATAAAAATGTGGAAAGCAGAAGGTCCAGGTGTTATGGCTTTTCAACCTAATAATAAAGATCGTTCAATGTTCTTTTTAACTTTAGAAGAATTAAATGCAGCAAAAGAAGATTCAGAACGAAATAATAAAGATGATTTAGCTGAAAGTTTTAGGCGAATACTTCAAGCTGCACAAAAAATAAACCCAGAAGAAAAAGCTGGTTATGTTATTAATGATCAACAAGGCATGCGTTATTTTGAAATTGACTACAATCAAATGGAATCATGAATAATTATTTTAAAAAATTAAATATTAATTTTGAAATACCTACTATTTATTTAGGTAAAAATGAAATTAATTATGGTTTAGAAATTAATAATCAATTTCATGGTATTTGGTACGATGAAATAACAAATTCAGAAGATATTAATTTTAAAAAATTTGTTAATAATAAAGATTGCAAAATAAATTTATTACAAGCTAATTCTTATATTCCTCCACATACTGATAGTAATATGATTTCTGTTTTAAATTTTTATTTAGCAGCAGATAATTGTTTAACACAATTTTATGAATTAAAAGATAATGCTACAGGTTCTCAAATTCCAAATCAAACAGATGGAAAAATATATACTTTAGATGAATTAACTTTAGGACCATCTTTTATGGCTGTTCCAGGAGATGTTTATCTTTTAAATGTTTCTAAAGTTCATAGTGTTATTCCTTTAGATGATCGCAATGTAAAACGAGCTGCAATTTGTTTATCTTTTCCTGATTTAAATTTTAATGAAATACAAAAAATTATAGTTGAAAACTAATGGCTATTCATGATATTAATAAACGTCGTGAAGACTTAGAATTAATTACTAATTATGATTTAGTAGCAGCAGCACATGCTTTATTAGAAGGTATAGATTTAGATGTTGCTAGTTCTAAAACTGCAAATAAATATGTAGAAGCAAAAGATTATTTATGTCCATCAGATGACGGTTTAAATTGTCAACAATGGTATGGAAGTGTTTATTTATTTCCACCCAGAGGAGCATACTTCTGGGATAAAAAAAATGATAAATGGAAAATGACAAGAGCTTCTTCTCCTACCTTGACTTCATCTCATGCTGTATGGTTTAGAAAAATGTATAACTCATGGTTAGCAGGTGATATAAAACAAGGTTTATATTTTACAAATTGTCCAGATATGATTCGTTACGAACAAAAAATATTTGATTTTCCTATTTGTATTTTAAAAACAGCTCCATTATTACTAAAGAACACTAGTACTGGTGTAAGTAAACATAAGACTTGTACTTCTTTTTTAGTATATTTACCTCCAATGAATAATCCAACTGAGATGACAGAAAGATTTATTGGAATTTATTCTGAAAAAGGTCGCATTTTGTGTTGATGTTCTTATACTAAAAAAACTGACTGGAGAATTATGAGTATCCTTTGTGATTGGGAAATTAAAGCTTTATCTTTAGGAGATCACTTAATTGAACCTTTTGTAGATCATGTAGTAAGAGAAGAGAATAATCGTAAAATTTTGAGTTATGGATTAGGTTCTTATGGTTATGATATTCGTTTGTCTCCTAAGCAATGTTTACTATTTGGTGGTACAGCAGCAGGTGTATGTGATCCAAAAAGTTTTGATAAAACTATCTTAAAAGAAACAGAATTAAGAGAAGACGAAAAGGGAGCATATTTTTTATTACCACCTTATGGTTATTGTTTATGTGTTGCTCATGAACGATTAAAACTTCCAGAAGATGTAACTGTATTACCAGCTGGTAAATCAAGTTATGCACGTACAGGCATTCATTGTAATATCACTCCAGCAGAAGGAGGTTGGGAAGGTTATTTGACTTTACAAATTAGTAATTCAACTGGATTATTTAATCGTATTTATGCAAATGAAGGAATAACTCAATTATTATTTTTCCGTGGAAAATCTTGCATGGTTAGTTATAAAGATCGTAAAGGTAAATATCAAAACCAACCTAAAGAAGTTGTTTGTGCGACTATTTAAATAAAAGGTCTTCCAAAATTAGGCTTAGGTTTATGAGCATATTCAGTAGCTCCTGCTCCAGGGGCACCGAAGTTTCTTCCTCTTAAACTTGGTAATTCAACTCCTTCTATTTCTGCTTTCCCTACAGGTGTTTTTCCTCTAATAGTTGGTTCAGAAATACCTCTACTTTGTTTATATTTATTTGATGCACGAGCTGCTTTCATAAATTTACTTATTCTTCTTTGACTAGATTCTTGATGTTTTGAATGTGAAAATTCACTTTTAGTGTCTTTATAAATACTTCTTTCTTCTGGATCTAATCGTCTTAAATCAACATCCCTTTGGTCTTCAGGATTAAGATCTGATACTTCTACTCCAGAAGTACCAGAATCCTTTCGGGGGTCGTAGTTAGTATTGTACAAACTTGCCATGATAATATTGTAAAAGGAATACATCAAGACTCATATATTCCCATGGCTGGATACTCATCTAAAAGTAAATTCTTAGGCGATTTCGTTAAAGACGAATTAGATTGTGCCTACGTTGATGCAGAAGATTTTGGTTGTCATATAGATAATGAAAATAATGATGTTCCACTCTATGATCAATATAATCGTGGATTAGCTGCATGCGAAACAGGGATGGACAGGAGAAACTTAACGCTAGAAGCAAACAAGAGAGACAAAAGCCAGAGAGCAGGACTAACAGGATACATTCCGTCAATGGAAGAGTCGGACCAATTTCCAGGTTCTTCTCCAAAGTCTCCAAAACTCCTGATAGCACTAGGATCTCCATCAGATCAAATGAAAAAAGAATCCTTGATGAGACGTGGCTTGAGCCGATAGACGAGACATCTCCTAAAATGCGTATGGCTGGTCCAGAAGCAGAAAAACAAGAAGTTTCTAATATTGGAAAAGATATTGAGTTGCTCAGAGATAAGAACGTAAATGAAGTAAATGATTTAGCATGGAAAGAAATTACTGATTTTATAACTAAACGTATGGATGATAAGGATACACATTTCCATCAGTTTGATAATGTAGATCGACCTATGCATTATGCAGCTGGATCTATTGAATGTATTGATGCAATTGAAGCTCAGTTAAGTGCAGAAGAATTTCGGGGTTATTTAAAAGGAAATATTATTAAATACATTTGGAGAGAGAAACACAAAGGTAAAATTGAATCTTTAAAAAAAGCACTATGGTATTTAAATAGATTAATTAAACCTAATTAAGCAGGAGTAAAAGGATCTTCATCATCATCATCTTCTTCTAATGCTATACATTCTTGTGCTAACTTCTGAAGTTCTATATCAGTAGGTATATCAAAATCTAATTTTATATTTTCTGCACACATTAACTCTTTAACAGCATGCCATTCCATTAGGCGTTGATAGTAAAGATTAAGTAACGCTGAATATAATTGTTCCCATGTCATTTCCTGAGCATTAATCTC